TTACTGGTAACTCTAACATCACATATGTATCAACAGGAACACGTTTAGGAGCAATAACATGAACATCGAATATACCTACGAGATTATCAAAGTGGATGAGGCAGACCGTTGCATGGAGGTTGTTTACAAGTCTGATGGTCGCCAGACTATGCACATCGGTGCCAGACTTCCGTTCGTTGGGGAAACGCTAGAGTCCATCGTTGAGATGTTTTCGCCTGTTGCTTACTGGACGTCACTGGAAACGCCAGTTGTAGTGCCAAGCATCGGATCGGGCGGGACGATTTCGCCCGCAGCGATAGTTGAACCCATGCAACCGACTGTTGTCACAACTTTTACTGTGGACGAGGTGACTGCGTGAACATCGAAAGCTGCACGGCGTTTGGGTGGATTATCCATCGCGTCAGCGCCGATGCGGGGGAGCGCCTAAATCTGGAAGTCCGCAGAGAAGTGGACCCGCGCCGCATGTCGGCTCAGACGCTCTACACAAAAGGCAGGCTGTCCGGTTTTTATGCAAGCGAACCGGAGCGTGCCGCGTTGACCCGCGTTCCCGGCTTTGCCAACGACATGTTGCCTAACCCGCTTCCCCCATTGACGCTGGAGATGACCGCAGACGAAGATTCCGAGTGGTGGTGCATAAGTGCGCCAGCCAACAAGAAGCTGCCTTCGGTGAGCTTTATAAGAATCCAGCCCGGTGAGAGCCAAGTAATGCAGGCTGGCTCATTGGTGCTGGTGTGCGAAGGCTCCGCGCTATTTGGCGCAAAACAAGTGGTAGGTCCACTGTCTGTCCGTGTGACCGATCAGGTGAGTGTCGAAGTCCCAGCGTCGGCGGGGTCGATGTACGCAATGCTGTTTGACTGCGAAAAGGATTAAACGCATGTCGCGCACAAAGACAGACACGCCACACTTTTTTGCTCGACGCCATTTCTTTGCCGTGGTGGTGCCGCAACAGGCACTGGCCTTCATTGGCTTTGCACATCTATTCTATACACAGCAATGGGCTTGGCTTGCTGTCGCCTATGTGAGTTGGTTTCTTATGTATGTAATTGGGGAAGGCATCTTTTTGCATCGCCACTTCAGCCACAAAACTTTTGAGTGCAACCCACTGCTGGCAAAGGTGTTTTCAATTTTGGCCTTGATGGGCGGGTTTGGTGGACCCATTGGCTACCGCGCCATCCACATCGGAATGCATCACGCTCACTCTGATGGTCCCGGAGATGCACACTCACCAGCGCATGGCATGGCACACGCTATTTGGAAATGGCATTTGACGCTTACCAATTTACCGCTGGTCGTTTGCAAGTCTCTTTTGGCAAATCCTTTTTATGTTTTTGTTGAGCGCCACGTTGTAAAAATCTGGTGGGGCATTACTTTGACACTGGCTTTAATTGATTGGCGTCTTGCCTTATACGCAGTTGGGATACCGGGATTTTTCTGCTTTTGGTTTGCCGCAATTACTAACGCCGCATGTCACTCAGTTGGCACGCGAAGATTTGAGACAATGGACAACAGCCGTAACTTGACTTTTCTCTCTCCGCTTTTGTTACAGGGTAGTTCTGTTCTTCAAAACAACCACCATGCTTACCCAAATCGTTATCATGACAGTCATGCGTGGTACGAGGTGGACATTGGTAAGTGGATCATCCCTATGATTGCGACTAAACTACGATCCGTGTAGCTCGCATGTATTAATATATAACCTAAGAAAGATACCAATTGTGAGCGACCATGATGTAACCCATAAAGAAATCTATGACCCCTCCAGACTCCCTCAAGGTTAACGGTCGGGTAATGTCCATCAAGTATCGGGGTGCCAAAAGCATGCCCGATGCTGCTGGCTTATTCCATCCGCATAAAAGTCTTATCGAGATAAATAAGGGGCAGGATATCCAGGAGATGAGGGACACAGTCCTTCACGAAACCCTCCATGCAATTCTTCATACTCAAGGCCGTGAATATGGTGGCGAGGATGAAGAGTTGTATGTCCGATCCTTAGCAACGGGACTCATTGGAGTCCTTCAAGATAACCCTGAATTTTCCCAATGGTTGATAAATACCTCTCCCCCACCGCCATGACCCCAGAACTGCTTCGCCTTGAATCCAAGGTTGATACGCTCACAGAAGCAGTAACCAAGTTGGTTATCTTTGAAGAGCGACAAGCAGTTCAAGCAGTTGCCATCACGGACCTAATCTCCCGAACCACAGCAGCCGAGCGCAAGCTTGACATGTGGATCAACCGAGGGATTGGCGTATGGGGTCTTGCTGCTTCAGCCTTTGCCATCTACAAAACGATTGGAATCCCATGAGCAAAGCTTCCGAGCTTGCCCTATCAGAACTACACGCCCAGCTTGCCAACGTGCTAAAGGCTGGCTTGAACGTGCTAGATGATGAGGGTAAGCCAAACACGGCACTGTTATCAGTGGCCCGTCAGTTCCTCCGTGACAATCACATTGAAACTGCCTCGGGCGTACAGGCTGGTCCTCTTCACGGACTCGCAGGATTACCCGTCTTTGATGACGAAAACGTAATCCCTCTGCGTAAAGCAATCTAACTTCCACCAGAGCCTCTAGAAGCCCTTAACAAGCCTGGGAGTAGTACGCCTACACCCTTCCCACTTGGAGAGCTTCTGGGGGCCTTACAAGCCTTCCCAGGCCCATACATGGCTACAGACTTAGACCGTATCAAAGCAGACTTCAGGGTATTCATGGCGGTCATCTGGGACCACCTGAACCTCCCCTCCCCTACCCCCATTCAATATGACATGGGCCAGTACCTCCAGACAGGTCCCCGAAGGATGTTGATCGAGGGATTCCGAGGAGTTGGTAAATCATGGATCACCTCGGGCTTTGCCTGCTGGACCTTACTGAATGATCCCCAGTCCAAGATTCTTGTGGTGTCAGCATCGAAAGATCGTGCTGATGCCTTCTCATCATTCGTCAAGAGACTCATTAGCGAAGTCCCAATCCTTCAGCATCTGCAAGCAGGGGCAGGCCAGCGGGACTCAATGATCTCCTTTGACGTTGGCCCTGCGACTGCCTCGCACTCCCCCTCGGTGAAGTCAGTGGGTATCACAGGACAGATCTCAGGCTCCCGTGCCAATGTCCTTATTGCCGATGACACTGAGACCCCAGGCAATAGTCAGACACAGACCATGCGAGACAGACTGTCAGAGGCTGTCAAGGAGTTCGATGCTGTGATCGTCCCAGGTGCAAGGATCATTTACCTTGGCACCCCACAGACAGAGATGTCCCTGTACACCCAGCTTGGTGAGCGTGGCTACGAGACAAGGATCTGGCCTGCCCTGTATCCAGAGATCAACAAGATCGACAGCTACAAGGGCAACCTCGCTCCGATGATCGTCAAGGCCGTCAGGGACAACCCACTGCTGGCAGGAAAGACTACAGAACCCAAACGATTCTCCGATGAGGATCTTATGGAGCGTAGGCTGTCTTACGGCAAGGCAGGCTTCGCTCTCCAGTTCCTTTTGGATACCTCGTTAAGTGACGGCGATAGATACCCCCTGAAGGTCCGTGACCTGATCATCATGTCGTTAAATCCGGAAATGGGGAACACGAAATTTGCTTGGGCCAACGACCCAGCTGGGCTGATCAGCAATGTCCCCAACGTAGCCTTGACCGGAGATAAGTTCTTCCGGCCAATGTGGAAGTCAGAGGACATGGCCGACTACACAGGTGCCCTCATGTTCATTGACCCATCAGGCCGTGGCTCCGATGAGACCGGCTGGGCAGTCACCAAGCAACTCATGGGGAATATCTTCCTGATGGACGCTGGTGGCTCCAAGGCTGGTTACTCCCCTGAGGCTCTTGAGGCTCTCGCCTACAAGGCCAAGGAACACAAGGTCAAACTGATCCAGGTTGAATCCAACTTCGGTGATGGCATGTTCACTGAACTCTTGAAGCCAGTCCTCGGCAGGATCTACCCATGCACCGTGGAAGAGATCCGAGCAGTGGGCCAGAAGGAGTTGAGGATCATTGAGACTCTGGAACCAGTGATGTCCAGCCACCGACTGATCGTGGATGAACGACTCATCACCAAGGACTACTCCACATCCGAGACAGATATCAAGTACTCACTGTTCTACCAGATGACCAGGATCACCAAAGACCGTGGAGCATTGGTACACGATGACAGACTAGATGCAGTCGAGGGTGCTGTTCGCTACTGGACTAAGTCAATGGCAAGAGACAACGACAAGGCCAACCTACAGCACCGCGATGGACTCCTCAAGCTGGACCTGAAGAACTTCATGAGCCACAACATGGGGAAAGGCTCCAAGCCCCCTGCTGCCAACTGGATGGGACAGTCACTGGGACATCGGTAGAAATCCTTTCCATGCACCTTAGGAGAACCCTACAAGGTTTCTCTGGGGGCGGTATCCACTTGTTGTCAAGGGATGCTGATGGACGTATGTACTCAAGGTACAGGCCATTGGGTGGGAACTTCACTTGACATTCATGTCAAAGAAATCCTACCTCTACCGCTTCAGATCCTTCGGGAGTCTGGGGGGTAGGGGGGTAGGTGTTTCTTACTCTCACTTCATTATGGAGATTGAATAAAGGAACCATCCTAAGAGACTCTTTAGATGTCTCAAGGGACACAGCCTGGAGCAAGACCACCAGGATAGAACTAGATCAAGTACATCAAGGACTCTTCTATAGGCATCCCCAGCAATGGACCTTGGCAATACACATTGAGTTGCCCTCGAATCAAGCTGATGGGTGTCTATAGAAGAGTCCTTACAACCACAGGAGCTACACATGAGTGCATGGCTTATCGCCCTCACTGGGGTCATCTACCTTTATGTAGCCATCGAGCAGGGTCTCAAGGGAAACTCAGGGATGGCTATTGCCTACGTTGGGTACTCCTTCGCCAACTGGGGGCTGTGGATGATGGCTGCTTAAGGGAACCTTGAGGGAGGTCCAGGGGGAACCTTGAGGGAGGTCCAAGGGGAACCTTGAGGGAATAGTTTTGTAGCAAAAATGTGAAAGCCTACCTCGACAGGTCGCAGGCGCGACTCCCCCCGTGCCCCCCTCCGATTCCCTACACACGCACCCGCGCTAACACGCGCACACATGCACGGGCGCTACTAGGTTTCATGCCGTGCCATGCCCTGATGTGGCACGCATGCGCTAACCCATTGATTTATATAGGGTCACAGGAGATCATCGATCCCCTGCGATGGCATGAGGCACCTAATGGGCACCTAATGGGACCACCTGAGGGACCGGCAGCAGTCCAGCGAGGCACAGGTGCTGCGCTATCAAAAAGATAGCATATTCGATCATCTGTGGCTTTTGGTTAGTACTCACTAACTTAGTGATGTGATGCAGGACATGCGCCCATTGTTAGTGGCCGCTAACTTAGCATCCCTCAAGTCATCCCTCAAGTCATCCCTCAAGCAACACAGGACCACCAGCAGCAGCGCCCACTGCCCCAGCCGCTGCACTCACAGGGACCAAAAACGGCCATCTGTGGCCTCGACTTGAATTTATTTTCTCCCTTGATTCCCTTATGAATCAACAGGTTAGCCCATCGATGCCATTTATTTTGCATCTACCCTATTGACTTCACAATTTCCGGTCCGATATACTTTCCATGTCGAAACAATCAACCACCTGAAAGCACCCCATGATCTACTGCACCACCATTGAAACCTTCCTTGACACTGTGCTGGGACTCACGATGCGCGGCATCACCTTCAAGGCCGATGCTGAGACCTTTGAGATCCGCCTGACCGGTGGCTATTAATCCGCCTGCACCCTCTCCACTTCGCAACATAACCACCACTGAGAACACCACCATGACAACAGCACACTACCCCACCAAGAAATCACAGCCCCTCGGGTTTGTCGTTTACGAGGGTCCCTCGATGATCGATGGCTCGCCCATTGTGGTGATCGTCAATAAAGTATTCGATGCAAGCGCCAACGCAAAGACCGGTGCCATCGTGCAGACGTTCATTATTCGGTCTGATGTGGATCCACTGACTGCACTTAAGACCGGTGCTGATGCAGGGGTCTGCGGCACCTGTGAGCATCGCCCTGCATTGGTGAAAGCCGGTAACGGGAAAGCCCCTTGTTATGTCAACGTGGGCCGGTCAGTGATGGCGGTTTATGGTGCATACAAACGGGGCCGGTATGTCCAGGCATCCCCTGAATTCATCGCTCAGTTTCTCGCTGAGAAGACCCTGCGGCTGGGCACCTATGGAGACCCTGCGGCCGCTCCTGTGGCCCTGTGGCATGCACTGGCAGCAGGTGCAGCCAAACGGGTCGGATACAGCCACCAGTGGGCCAGCATCGGCTTCGATGTCAATGCATGGTCCACGTTGATCATGGCCTCTGCCGATACCCCTGAGCAGCGCCTGCAAGCCAACGCTATGGGTCTCAGGACCTTTCGTGTGGCACCTGTGGGCACCCTGCCGGTGGCCGGTGAGATCTCCTGCCCTGCATCCGCTGAGGCTGGCCGCAAGACCACCTGTGCAGACTGCCGGCTCTGTGGTGGCACTTCGGTGAAAGCACGTGACATCGTGATCCAAGACCACGCTATCGGATTCAAGGCACGCAGGGTCATCGCCATCGCTTCGGTCTGACCCTCTCCACTTCACAACATCAACCCAACTGAAAGCACCAGCGCGAGGCCCTCCCATCGGCGGGGCTTCGAGCGGGAATTTTCCCGACTACCTGAAAGCACCACATGACATTCCGCGAAACCCTCGAGTCCATCGCCATCGGCTTGGTCCTGACAAGCCCCCTGCTGATCCAGTTTTTCCTCTGATTCATCACCACCACTGAGACCACTACATGACCACCAAAATTCGACCCCTGCTGACCGGTGCCACCAGCCCCACCGAGCGCAATGACTGCACTGTTCGTGCCCTCGCGAATGCCAAAAATATCGAGTATGAAACCGCTCATGCCCTGCTCAAAAAACATGGCCGCAAGGATGCCAAGGGATGCAGCCAGAAAGTCTGGGCACCGGCCTATCGGGGCGCGGGCATGACCCTTGTGGGCGTCTATGGCAAGACCCTGCGGGCTCGGTGCCTCGCACGGCTTGAGGGCGTTGAAAGCCGCAAGGGGACCACGCTGGGGACCCTCCTGCCCTCCCTTGGGGCTGGCCGGTTCGTGGTGCTGATAACGGCGCATGCCCTCGCAGTGATCGATGGGCAAGTGATCGACAAGTTCGGAAGCCTCGCGGGGTCTTCAGTATTCGGCGTCTATCGCGTCTGACAGCACCAGCGTGAGGCTCTCCCCTCGGGGCCTCATGCGGGAATTGTCCCGATACCACCAACGAAAGCACCAGCATGACCACCACCCGCACCTACCCCTGTACCACCATTCGTATTCAAAACAACGACCTCACTTCAGCGCTGTGCGACCTGTATGACATTCGTCGCACCTTAACTCCGCGCGTGAAAGCCGGTCCAAAGGACAACGAAGGCACTGACACCACCATCGGTGAGTGCCTTGATGCAGTTATTGAAATGCTTGAGGAATACACCGCAATTGGGGAAGCAGCATGACCACCTACTTAGTCGCCTGGACCACCTCACCTGATGGGCGCATGAGTCACACAGGTGAGGGCGATGGGCACCACTCCGGCGACAGCCTTTCTGGTGATCATTACCACGCCTTTGAGACCCTCACAGAGGCCCGTAGGCACTTTAATACTCTCAAGGGTAGGCCCACCACTGTACTGGCCTCTATCACCACTGTGATCGAGTCTACGGACTACTGAAGCACCGCCCCAACAACCACCACCACCGAAAGAAAACACCATGAACAAAGCAATCGAAAAACGCCTGAACACCCTCATGCAGCGCCTTGAGTCAATCGCAAACGAACTGTCCGATCTGGGCGGGCTTGAGGAGGATATCGAGGCCCTGCAAGAGCAGTTTGATGGGCGGTCAGAAAAGTGGCAGGAGAGCGAGAAAGGCGAACAGGCTCAGTCGATGCTTGATGCACTTCAGAGCGTGCAGGACAGTGTGCGTGAAGTGTCCGATATAGCTGAGAGCGCAGCGCAGTCCATCGCTGATGTGATTGAAGCTGACAACGCCTGAGTGCCATGCCTGAAGGTCCCTCGCTGGGGCCTTTGGGGATGTCATTCGACACCCATAACCAACCGAAAGAACACTATGGCAACTGCCACATTTCTATACATCGGCCTTGAGGCACAAGCCCGTCACCACGGCAACACAAGGACCTTTCCGGAACATCCGGATGGCTTCATGGGGATCATCTATGACCTCGATCACTTCGCTGCCCTTGTGGATCAGTGGTCTGCTGAGTTCGAGGCCGGTGGTGGCTGCTACGAGGCTGTCTTTGATTACGACATCGTGGAGCCGCTGGGCGCGTGGCTGCACGGCAACCTGACCACATGCACAGATGAAGAGTTCATCGCCGAGCTTGTGCGGATGGTGGCTGAGTGGAATGCAGCATGATCCGCCCAACCTACTTCGGGGCCAATGTCCGAATCGAGCATCGTGGGGCTGGCTTGGGTGGCTCCCTTGTGGTCCAACAGGCCAACCATGTTGGTGGTGGCTGGACAGATGACCGGACCTTCTACGAGTCGGCCAGCTACTGCTACACCGATGCCAAGGAACATGCGGCAGGTCTCGCAGCATCCCTGCACCGCAATAGCTCGGCGGGAGACAAAACAGCATGGGGATTAATTCCAAAAATTAATTGATTTGTATTTTGGTATATGATGCATTTGCAATTGTTGCCTACTTACAACTGCCATCCCTATTGGAGAATTAGGGATATGGCGTTATCACTTTTTGGAAATTCTTTCAGAATGATAACGATTACAACAAAGGTTTACACATGTTTTTCCGAATTTTCTCCATTGAGGTCTATACTGTTCTGGATGGTGACCCTGAAACGGGCCGCATCCTCTACCAAAGGATCAGTGAAGTAGATCACGCCGTCTGGCTCAACCCCGTATACATCATCATTTCCACCCGTAAGGTACAACACCATGAAAACCGTACACACACAAGAACAGAAAGCAACGCTGAATAAGATGGTCCAACTCCTGGACATCTTCCGGTCCCTTGACCCCCTCACCGATACAACCATCGGTGAGGCGGTGGCCCTGCTGAACATCGCCATCAGTGAGCAGAAGAACGGGGACGCAATCACCATCACCGAACTGGGTGAGAAGTCAGGCTTTTCGCTGGCTTCCTCCAGCCGGTATGTCAGGTCCCTGTCCACACAGGACCGCCAAGGCCGTGAAGGTCTGGGTCTGGTGGACTCCTCACGGGACCCCCTGAATGATCGCCGTAAGCTGCTCACAATCACCCCAGAAGGTGCCAAGGTGCTTGCCAAGGTCATCAAAATCATGGAGAGCAAATAACATGGCCGTCTACCCAAAAGGCAAAGGCTTCATGGCCTCTGTCGGCACAGGCCCCACAAGGACCCGCAAGACCTTCGCCACTGAGTCTGAGGCACTGGCATGGGAGCAGTCCCAGCAGAGCCACTACGAGGCTGTGAAGGGCCTTGCTGTGGACCCCTTGAGTTTGGTTTGGTCTCTCCAGAAGGCAACTGATCACTGTTTGCGTCATCGGTGGGCTGGCAAGGGTGGTGAACGCAAGGCCATGATCAATGCACAGTTCGCCATTGATTTTTTTGGTGCTGACACTCTCCTCACCGCAATAACGGGCAAGTGGATAGTTGAGTACATGGAAGAGATGATGGAGGAGCATGACAATGTTGCCGCCACCCTGAACAAGAAGATGAGCGCCCTCAAGGTGATCCTCACCGAGGCACTGGACATCGGCGGCATCGCTGCACTGCCCCGCATGAAACGCTACACCGAGGCCACCCGCAGCCCCCACTGGTTCACCCCTGAGGACGAGAAGGTGATGCTGGAGAAGGCACTGGACCTCGGCTACACCGAACTGCATGACTTCATTGCCTTCGGGATCGACACTGGGTTCCGCAGGGGTGAAATCCTTGGCCTCCGCTGTTCCGATCTCATGGGCGAGGACCTGCTGATCCATGCCGATGCCACCAAGGGTAAGACCGCTCGGGCCATCCCTGCCTCAGATCGCTGCCTTGCCATCCTGAAGGCCCGTCAAGGCCACACCAAGGTGTTCACGCTGTCTGACTACGACCTTCGAGTCCAGTGGACTGAGATGCGTGAGGCCCTGCGCCGCTCTGATGACCCGTTCTTCATCCCCCACACAATGCGCCACACCTGTGCCACCCGCCTGTTGTCCTCACGGGCATCCCTAAAGGAAGTCCAGATGTGGCTCGGCCACCGAGTCATCGAATCCACGATGGTTTACTCGCATCTTGAGCCAGGACAACTGAGTGCAGCCGGTGCGCGAATGCAAGCGAGGGCATCTACTCTATAA